TTTAGGTGAATCTTATGAAATATTATTCGGTGGTAAGGTATTTCAAGCTGATCAAATAGAATCTTTAGAATTATATCCTAAATATACATGTCAAAAAACAGATAACATAGAGAAGCCTGAGGCCTGATTCCTTACCCAAGTTTCTTTTCATATTCAAATTGATTTTTTTGTACAATATTAAATATTAAACTATACCTATTACTATCTTCTTCATACAAACTAAATCCATGCAATATTTCTGGAGGAAATATATAATAATCACCTGGTTCTGGAGTTATTTTTAAATTTAATTCTGGTAGTATTAAATCACACCCTTTTGTTAAATATAATATACCATGTAGACAAGAGTGAGAATGATACTTTAAACTGTCTCCTTTTTTTATTTCATTACCCCAAGCATTTTCAATAGTATTTTTTTCTAAAAAATGTTGAAATATACTAGGGTGTGTTGTTTGATGTTTATTTATAAGAAATGTCATAAAATTAATAAATTCAGGTTTATCTAAAAAATAATTCCAATCAGTCATACCTCCTTTTACGTTAGTAAAATCTTTCATTTTAGGATTTAAATTATGTTTTATACCCATAATAAATTTATGTATTATTTCTGGATAAGGATAAGTACCAAATATAATATTTACAGATCTAGGATAAGTAACATTTAAACTATTTTTATGTTCACCTAATTGATCGTTTTTATCAAATAAACTAATCACTTATTATCTTTCTTTTTGTTTAGCCTTTACCTTGGCCCTTGTAACGTCGAGTACGCTTTTGCCTTTTCTCATTTTTATTTAGAGATTTTTTATGTTTTCTTGGCCCACGTTTACGAGGCTTATCTCTTGTTTCAAACGATTTAAATTTTCTAGCCATTATTCTAAAGTTTGTCCATATAACATAGTATAACTTACTCTTTTATTAAAAATTCCATCTTTAGTTTCTACATCATCTGTCTTATGAAATAAAGCTCCATCAAACAATATAGCTCTGTTACATTTATAGTCTATTTTTGTATTAAAATGTTCTTCTTTTTTTAAAAAATCATCTATGCAATTATCTTTATTACCATTCCACTGTTCTCTGTTCCAGTTTTTTGGAGGGTTTTTACTACAAATAGTTAGTCCATTTTTATTATTATTTAAAATTGCACTATCCGGTGTTACCCAAATATTTACATTTATGTTTGAAGGGTCTGCATGAAAAGGTACACCTTTCCCAATATTATTATACACAAAAGACCAGGCTCTTTTAAAATCTTTTAAATTAAATTCGTTAGCCATTTCAATTGAAATATCTTTAGTAAGTTGATCGGTATAATCATAGTAGTCTATAGATGCATAGTTAGAATAAATGTGATGAAATTTATTAGCAATTTGCATACGAAGTCTTAATACATCTACTACATAGTCTACAAATAAATTATCTATTACAGTTATATTTGTTTCTGGTATTTTTTTTATTTTGTAGTTTTTATTTATTAAACTAGTCATTATTTAATATAATTTTCTTTTATCCATTTTTTATCTGATTCATTTAATTTTAAATATCTAATTGAACCATTAATATGTTGTTTAGTATCATGGCCACAGTTAGTACATCTATAAAATTCTGAAACGATTGCAACTAAAATGGTATCTTCTTCACACTCTTCACAAACACCATGAACTGTGTCTATATTTCTAAAACTTTTAAATTTATTTGACATAATTATTTTATATTTTGTTCCAATAGTATATTACAAGATAATCTCAACCATCCATTCGTATTTTTTTCAGGTGCCTCACCCATATGATATTCATTACTATTAAAAATAATAGCTGATCCTGATTTAAAATCAAATTTTTCTCCATCTACATAGAAAGAACCTTTCCATTCAGGATTCCATACAGGAGTTAGAAATAAAACTACAGATGTTATATTAGAATCATCTGTATCTTTATGTAACCAATGATTATTATTATCACTATAGGTTATATTAAACCACATTCTAGCTATATTTGAATTAATACCTACATTATCTTTTTTTAATATTTCTTTTATTCTGTATATGATAGTTTTTCCCCAAAAATAAAAAGCGCTATGATTAATTTCGTTTTCATATTTTACTAACATATTAGGTGCTTTATTAAATTTTTTATCCCATGTTTCTTCTTGAACACTACTGCTTAAAGCATTAACGTTCCACATAGAAGTGCTTGTAATTTGATTATACATAAAAAATAATTCATCATTATTTATTACATTTTCTATCAATGCTGTTTTCATTTATCTTTCTATTATACTAAGTCTTTCGCTTTTCCTATAATTGGTTTGTATTTAACTCTTTTATCTTCTCTATAAGCACGCATAAACTGTCTTCTTGGTTGATAAGGTATGTAACTTGCATGTATCCATCCGGAACTTGGTTCACCTGGTGTATAAAATTCTAAAATCAGCTGATCTGTTTCACAATTCATATGAACCCAATCAGCAACTTCAGCGTTGTCGACTCCTATACATTCAAAATCAACCGCCTCAGCTTTTGCATGCTGCGATTTTCCTGAACTACCAATGGCTTGGCAAAGCTCAATAGTACGAAACCCCGATGTAACTTTAACTCTACCGAAATGATCTCTGACCGGTTGCAATACATTTTCACATAATGCTTTTAGTTTTTCTATTTGATCACCATTAGGATTGTTATCAATACCCAAACGTATAGCGGTATCTGATTTGATTAACTCCTGAAGAGTGAAATTTTGTGAAAGGTTCATTCTATAATTTTTTTAATAGCTTTAGATCCGTCTATGTTTTCTTCGAGTTCAACTTTTACTTTTCCGCATTTATACTGAATGTTATCATTTGCTGTACGTTCTGCAACCCTCTTTCCTTTTAAACAATCTGACATAGCAGGCTGTATTCTATGTTCTGTAAGCTCACCTGCTATAAACATACAAAGAGCTACTACGCTACTGATGACCGTTTCCATTTGCTCTTACCTTATCTTTTAATTGTTCAATATCTTCTAATGCTTTGTCTAATTGTGTTTTTAAAAATTCTATATTAACTTTATTAGTCATATTCATTTCTTGAGTTTGTTCCATTTTCTCTACAGTTTTGTAAAGATCTTCGAGTAAAAATAGCTGCTCTTGATCGACGGGCACTTGTTCACTTTTTTTAAGTAAATCATTTGAAAATAATTCTCTTGATGTTTCCAACGATACCAACCTTGCCGTCAACTCGGTATAAGCGAAGACGCCGGCTGCGACGAGCAAAATTAGGCTAGCAACCGTCTTCATCGGCATCTGCACTCTTGCTTCTTCTCCGATATCTAATGGTTTATTGGACATTAGGTCCTCCAAATAATGCTAGCGCTACAAATAATATTATTAGTATAGCTGTAAATCTGTAATTCATCCTAGCGCACTCCATAATTATTTCCAAAATTGCCACCACTTTTTAGTTATTTGTTCTGTTAATACAATTGGCCCACAACCACATTCATTACAATCACACGTAGCGCACTGAGTACTAGATACAAAGTATCCTTGACCTACGCAGTGACATCTATGTCCACAATCATTACAAATTTTTTTAGCCATTATTTTTTTTCCTCAATATCATAAAACATTTTATCAGAATCTTCTGTTATCCAATCAGATCCTTCACAGTCCCAGTACGTAGTTTGTACGCTATAGTCGGGCCAATCATTATCTGTTGTATAACTGTTCACATGCCAAATGATTCTGTTGTTTGGCTGCGCTGCATAATTACCATTTTTCAATGCCATTATGTGTGCACACTTGTGCTCTTGCGGAATTTCAGAATGTTCCGTGTTTAGTATATTAGTCTCTGGATGCGCCCAGTCAACTGTAAAAAGATATTGGCCTGGATAAAATTTCTTATCTTTACCAATAAATTTACCGTCTATACCAGCCAACCAATCAAAACAATGGATACTAGGATAATAACTAAAGCAGTTCCACAGTTGGAGTTGATCCACTCGCATATCAGGCACGTCTTTTCTTTCAAATTCTTTTTGAAAGAATGCTGAGATAGGTAGTCTATAAAAGACAGCACCATTTGGTAGCATGCAATGAAATAAGATTGCGCGACCTGAAATAGAGCTAAGACCAAAGATAACACAGTCACTAGACTGTCCTTTATTTTTTTTAAGATCATAAAGATATTCCTTCCTTATTTTACAATAAATCGGCGGTATATTAGCATTTAAATAAGACATAGTACATTATTTTATTTCACCCCAATTGGGGCCAGATTCATAATCTACTTTATTAGGTACTTTCAAGTCAACTGCATTTTCCATAATATCTTTTATTTTTTTAGCTTGACTCTCTGATTCAATAGAAAAATCCAATTCATCATGAATTTGTATATGACCTATTAAACCTTCTTTATATAAATTAACCATAGCTCTTTTAGTCATATCAGCCGCACTACCTTGAATTAATTTATTTAATGCTTTGTATGTAAAAGCTCTACGTGTTGAATTATTATACCAATAGTTTCTTTTAGGATTACCTTTAGTATCTTTTAAAATGTTTCCATCTCTGTCTTTTAAATGTGGACCCATTTCTTTTAGTTCTAACATAGTGTCATGATCTTCTGCTGGAACAAATGTACCCCAATCTGAACCTCTAAGTATTGGTTCATACTTAGGAAATCTACAACGTCTACCTAGTAAAGTTTTTATTTGTCCTTTAGATTGTGCTGCAGACATAACTTGATTCATTAGTTGTTTAACAAATGGAACCTTACCATGATAAGTATTAAATAATTCATCTGCTTTATCTTTTGAAACATTTAATTCATTTTGTAATTTAGCTTTACCCATGCCATAGAATAAACCTAAGTTAATAGTCTTAGCTTCTTTTCTATCTATCTCTGCCATGTCAGCTACGATTTGATGAAAGTCTGTTTTAGGATCTTCTTGATATGCTTCTGATATTGGAGTCGCTGAATCTAAACCAAATCTTAATGCATAGTGTGCAACAAGTCTTGGCTCCTGTTGCGAGTAGTCAAATGTACCCCATTTACAACCTTCTTCAGGTATAAATAAACTTCTTATTAATGGACCTGTATCTGGATCACGTGCCGGAATCTGTTGTAAATTAGGATTTGCATATGAGAATCTTCCTGTAACTGTTCCTCCATCATCAGATCTAATTTGATTAATATCTGCATGTATTCTACCTAAATGTGAATGATTTAAAATAGTATCTATAAAAGTTGTACTGACCTTGTTTATTTTTCTAGCTTCTGCTATCATACGAACTACAGGATGACTATGTGTAGAAATAAAATTTTTAGTAAATGAAGGAGAGTCAGTCTTTTCAGTTCGGCTATAAGGTAGCTTCAGTTTTTCAAAAACTTCTGCAATCGATCTGGCTGCCCATATCTGAGTGTCTATGCCTGTTTCTATTTTTATTTGTTGCAATAAGTTTTGTTCTTTTATTGCCATTACTTTTTTTAATTGATCGGCTTTCTCTATATCTACCCGAACACCTAGGTGGCGCATATCGACTAAACAAGGAAAGAGATCAGTCTCAAGATTAAATATATCTTGAAGATCATCTTCAATAATAATTCTTTTTAAGTGGTGCCATAACAATAAAGTTAGTTCAGCATCTTTTTCTGCATATCCACCTACTTCACTTGCAGGTAGTTTCCACATTTCTGCTTTAGGATCTAAACCTCTTTCTTTAGCTGCTTTAGTTAGTAAAGCTTCATTCTTACCTTGTTTTAAATAAACCCAAGACAAAGAGTTTAGTGAATATTGAAATCTATTTTCATCTATTATAGATGCTGCAATCATTGTATCTATAATTAAACCATTGATTTTAATACCTAAATTTTTAATCCAACAAACATCATACATTGCATTATGAAATATTTTTGTAGCAGGTGATTCGCATACATCTGTAAACCAATCTAAAACTTTCTTACGATCCATGTTTGGACCTTCACCATGTGCAATAGGAAAGTATGCTTTATAACCATCTACAGCTACAGCTATACCTACAACTTCACCACTACCTCTAATGGACCCTGAACCCAGTTTCTTTAATTCTGGATCTCTTGTCTCCAAGTCAATTGCAATTTCTTCCGCTTTTCTTAAATCAGGAAACTCTGTGGGTGTTACCCATTCTGTAGTTGGCATTAACATTATTTTTTACCTTTAATATCTTTCAACTTTTTAATTTCTAATTCACAATAATGAATTACTTTCTCTAAATCTTGTATGCCATTTTTATTCATGTAACGACATACATATTTTATAACGTTTCCTTGAAAAAAAGAAAGGTCATTCTTAGAAATAAATTCATAGGGTTGAATATGAAAGTCTTTATAGTGACTCCCGCCTATCTGCTTATCTTGTGGAAACGCTTTATCAAACATATCTTTATTACTCATATTTTCTCCTTTAAGTTATTTGTGGCAGTTGTTGGTTTAACGGATTAAAAAACAAAGGGAATCGCGATCCGAACCAACATCCCTCGTTAGAGGAAGATGCTGCCACCCACCCCATAGGAAATGTCGCTATCCCGTTCTTTTTACACAGTTGTGTAATTCTATAATTTGTATGCATTAACTTTCTTTTTAGCTTTTAGTTTATATAAATTATTTCTAGCACGTGTGATTCCTACATACCAAACTCTATGCTCTTCATCACTTTTGTTTTTACTTTTACGAACTGCTTTCTTAATTTTATTTGGTTGGTCTAAACAAAGTATTACATTGTCTTGCTCACCACCTTTGAATGCATGTATAGTTGATATAAATATTCTAGCAGGTAAATCTAAGTCTTCTCCATTCTCCATCATTTCTCTAATGTATTCTTTGTCTTCATATTCAACTTCTTTAAATGCATCAAACCAATCTAAATCTGGATCCCAATCTTCCATAAGTTTTCCAGTATATTCTTCAATGTCTTTCCATTCTTTTTCATCTAATATCTTTCCTCTACACCAGGAGTTATAATTAATATGTGCATTATATACTCTAACCTTAAAAGATTTTTCTTTCTTTGTTTGATAATATAAATTTCTTTCTCTTAGTTCTTTCTTCATACTAACCAATCTACTAATAGTTCTAGTTAATATAACCCATCTTGCTGTTGTTAAATCTACATGATCTAAATTATTTATATATTCACATTCTCCTTCATAGTTTCTTGGGTAATAATCTTTTTGTTTTCTTAGTCCTTCTATTTTTTCAATAGGTATTTCTGATTGTTCTTGAACTGCTCTAGATATTCTTTTTGAATACTTTAAAACTTTTTCTTGATCAGCTTTTTGACTTATGAATCTATCTACATCTGCACCAGCCCAGGCAAAGATAGCTTGATCATCATCACCTGCTAAATAAATATCATCAGTATGTTCTTTTAGTTTATCAAATAATTTCCATTGTAATGGTGATAAATCTTGAGCTTCATCAATAAATATAACTTTAAATCTAGGTAAAGATTCTTTTTCAATTAACTGTTTTATCATGTCATTGAAATCTAATTTCTTTTTTACTCTTTTGTATTCTTTTAAATTATCATCAATTGTTTTTAGTATCTTCCATTTGATTTCTTTTTTATTATGTTCTCCTCTATCGTATTCATCTCTGATACTAATATCTCTATTGATTGCTCTACCAATCATTTGAAAATATGGACTGTCGCAGTTTAAATAATTAATATCTTCCTTATTATACTTGTCATAATATTTTACTTTGACACCTATCTCTTTACCTATTGCTTCATAATCTGATGGTTGCATTACCTTACCATCATTTAATTCTAATTGATCATATGCAAATGAATGTATTGTTCTAAAATAAGATAACTTGTCATTATCTGCAGGCATTCTATCTCTTGCTTCACCTGCAGCTTTTTTAGTAAATGCAAAGTATGCAATGTTATCTAAAGGGGTACCTATTCTAACATAAGCTTTAGCTCTACTAATTAGTCTATATGTTTTACCTGTACCTGGTGGTCCATAAAACTTATATATCATTATACAATTTCCTCTTCTGTAAAGTCTGCAGTCTCTTCTATATCTTCTTCTTCCTTATCAAATAAGTATATAGGTATTGATACACATCCATTAACACC